TTCAATCTGTTGGGGGGACTTCCCAGATACAGATTTTCGGCACGAATAAACTCCAATACAAGGACATGAGGGGAAAACCTGCAAACGGGGCTGTTTTTTCGGAGTTCTCAAGGCAGGATCCCAGGGGAAGAGATGTTATCACTCCCATGATACGAAAGACCAACGGATGGGAAGTCATCAACTCAACACCAAACGGGAACAATCATTTCAAGAGGGGATATGACTCGGCAGACCGCAATCCCAAGTACAATTACACTATAACGGCAACAGTAGAAGATACTTTCGACCACGACCTGAAGAGACTGGTGACAGAAGAAGCCATCCAGAGGGAAAGGGATAATGACCGTACAGAGGATTACATCAACCAGGAATACATGTGCAGCTTTAACCAAGGTATTGAAGGAACTTATCTCGGACGGCAGATGCAGCTCGCTGCCAATGACGGAAGGATGCTGGGACTGGCTTATGACGAATCCGTACCGATAAACACGGCTTGGGATCTTGGCGTGGGAGACTTTATGAGTATCGTCTTCTACCAGATGATTGGAAACTGGGTACATATTTTAGATTATGTCGAAGCTACAGGGTACTCTTTCTTATACTACGCACATAAACTAAGAGAGAGAACCACGCAAAAGGGATTCTATTACGGGACTCATTATGCACCTTTTGATATCAAAGACAGGGAAATGGGAAGTGATTCGGAAGAGATTATGGCTCTGTCGAGAAAAGAAAAAGCAGAAAGAATCGGCATAACCTTCGATGAAGTTGAGAGAACGAGTTTTGCCAACAGTGTCGATAACGCAAGGGCAATACTGAGAAGGTGCAAGTTCAACACCGATAGTAAAGGAGTACAGCTTTTAATCACCCATCTTGAACAGTGGGGGAAGAAATGGAGTGAACTCAATCAGGAATATGCCGATTTTGAAGCACCCAATATCCATAAGCATGGAGGGGCGGCTTTCAGGTACATGGCTACGGTAGTGACGGAAGAGACTCATTTAGCGAATTATGACGATATTGATGATGACTATGTAAAGAGATGTGATGAATTTACAGGATTATAGGGGGAATAAGATGTTACCATTTGAAAGATATAAGGTAAGTGGTAGATATGGAGATGATAATAAAAGGGTTCATCTTACTGTAGAAATAATTGATGATAACGATTTTTGCACAAACGTTAAAGTAGCCCCTCGTGGTTGGAATATACATGGATTTGAATATCCTTTCTTTAAGACTGTAAAACAGAAATTAAAGTGGAAAAAGATATAAAGGAGTAAATTATGCCAGATAGAGATAAAAAGGGACCTCGCAAAAGAAGCCCAAGACCATCGAAACCGAAGGGTGGACTAAAAAAAGGAAAGTGTAAATAAGGGGGAAAGAAATGAAAAAGAAAGCTACTGTAGAAGATATAAAAAATCTTGTAAAGATATTAAGTAAAAACAAGGTAGAGCCACCTTATTATATACAAGTGGAAAACCCGATAGAACGTGGTGACTTTATTTCCGATTCAGTTAGTACAGAATGGGAAACAGAAAAAAGGGGGAAATAATGAGTAGAAAATATATAAGAGAAGGAGTAGGTGAAGAAATAGAAGATTTTTTAGAGAAATTTCTTGAAAGGGATAAAGGTTATTATATGCAGTCCGATAATGGATATATAGAGGCTTGGAGATTAGAGGATAATATTGTTACATTAAAACTTAAAGTAAAATTAGGTAATTAATCGGGGTAGGGGTGAAAGGGATGCATAATGGAAGAAGCACAAGTTGTTAAGAAAAAAGGTGAAGTATTAAGAGATTTTGTAATGTCCGATTATAAAAGGGCAGTCAGGCATTGGCAACCTTTCCATGATGATTGGAAAAAGATGCGGAAACAGTATGACGGCATTTATCTTGTAGGTAAGGAAAAGTGGCAGGGGAATATTATAATCCCTACTTTAAAAAAGATTGTCCATGCCTTGTGTTCTCATTATATTAATATACTCTTATCTAAAGGGGCTGAATCCTTTGATATTGCTCCCGGTGAAGAATCAGATAAGGACAATGCTTCATTATTACGTTATAAGATGATATATGATCTTAATACCTTAGAGATAGAAAGAAAGATACTCCCTATTTTAAAGAATTTTGTTTTATACGGATATGCAGTCGCTTATGTACCCTGGAAGCACACCGAAGAATCTCAGAGAACAGGCAAAAAAACTGTCAAGAAAGTGGTAACATTTCATGGACCTGATTTGGAATGTGTTGATTTATTCAATTTCTGGTCTGACCCTAACTGCCTTGACCTTACTTCATGGAAAATCTATAAGAAAGATAATGTTCCAATTTACTACCTTAAAAACAAAGAAAAAACCAATAATCCTGACGGGATATATTATAATGTAGATGCTATAGAACAGACCACTTATCCCGGACAAGTCAAAGATGATGCTGAATATAAAGAAGTAGCTCAAACCCTCGAATATCACGGAATGGTTCCCAAGAAACTCATTGAAGGAAAACTTAGTGAATACACCGAACCCAATCCTTTTAAAGATGAATACGTTCCTGCTATTATCGTTATCGCAAATGAGGAAGTCTGTATAAGGGCAAGTGCTTATCCTTACTGGTGCAATGATATATTTGTACCCTTCATCAATGACCACATGGTAGATGAGAATGTCGGAAACGGTATAGGGCAAGACGTTAAAGCCCTTGCACCGATGCTCACCAATCTCTACAATAAATTAACAGATTGTGTCAATATAGTCGCTAATCCAATGTATGAAGCTGTTATAAACCGTTACTTAGGAAAAGCAAAGACTATCCTGACAAGACCCGGAAGAGTTCTTCCTGTTAGACAGCTTGGAGGCATAAGGGCTATTGACACTACCGCACAAGCTGCCTCATTAAGGACAATTCAGGAATTAATCGTGATGGTTGATAAAATAATAATGGAACTCACCGGTACGACTCCACAGGTTATGCCGGCAAGCGGTGAGGGAGATGTCCACAGGACAATGGGCGGACTTGCCATGATGAAGGAAGAATCCATGCTTCCCATAAATACAAAGATAAAATTCTACCTTGAACCACCTTTCCGCAAGATACTGGGAATTATCTATAGACATAACATACAGAAATTCAAGAAAGATACCGCAATAAGGATTTTAGGGAAGAAAGCAGAGAAGTTCGATTTAACAGAAATAACCAGAGATAACATTGCATTAAAAGGTAATCCTGATTTTGTACCTACTGGAATAAGTGGCTTTATGGAAAGAATGTCTGAAATCAAGAATTTACTTGATTATATGAAGGTTTTAGCAGGAGTGGCTATCCCTGCAACCAAGATGGATATGATGGGAAATAAGATACCTATAGAGGGCTCTGACGGCAAACCTATGATGATACCTTACGGGAACATAGCTTACATAGCTAGAAGGATTGCCGAACTGTTAAGACTGAAAGAGATAGATAAAATAGCACCCGAAGTTGAAGAATTGGAGAAACCTAAACAATTAAATGCACCAAAACAGAAACAGGGAGTTAGTAATATTCCCCCAAAATCCGGGCTCCCCGGAATGGCAGGGGGGCTTACCCCGGCTCCCCAGTCAGGGGGACTTAGAACAGGGGTATAAAGGGGGTAACTAATGAGATGGCATTGTCCTGAATGTGGATGTGAATTTAATCATAGTTTGAGTATGACAAATGAAATAATAATCTGTCCTCAATGTGGATGTACTGATGTTAGTCCAAGTGATAGTGCAACAGATTAAAAAATAAAGGGGAAAAATTATGTTAGAGTATATCAAGAAAGTAGAGGAAACTACAAAATCAGATTATGTGAATACTGCTTTAAAGAAAGGTTGGGTTTTACTTAGAATAATTAACTTGGAAACGAGATTTTTATATGTATTAGGATTACCATATTTTAATATAAAATAAAGGGGGAAGAAAATGCCAAATGAATTAACAGAACAAGAACAACAACTTGCTTTATCAGCTAAAGATGCTCAAGTCTTAATCGCACTTGTGAACAGCGAAGGTTGGAAAGTCATAAAGGAACTGTATTTTGATGTGACTATAAAAGATGCCAAGGAATATCTCGCAGATGTAAAGAATATAGATATTAATATGATACAGGCAAAACGTGAATTACTAAATTGGGTACAGAAATTATTGGAAGATATCCAAATCACAGT